ATACTATCCAAGAATGAACTGCTAACCAATGTTGCGCCAGTTGATACCGTAGTGACTTGTGATGTAATAGTTAAGCCATTAAGCCAAGTATCAAGCGAGAACTGACCATCTACTATATCACCAACACTAGCGTATATAGTTTGTGCCGTGACTGGTGCGGTTTCTGCGTAGTAAAAGTTATTAGTGTCTAATCCTATCAACTGGTTGCCAGAGCCTACAGGCATTGTTCTAGGTGGTGCAATTTGGCTTGTTTTAGATGTTCTAGCTCGCCAGTTTTGCATGGATGAAGCGGCGCGGCCTGACATATTCTGTGTTGGTTGCTTGCCAAACATATCAGTTAAGCGTAATGCTAATGACCATGCAATAGCATCGTTAAATTCATCATCAATGCCTGATAGTGTAGATGCGTTGATTGATGTTTCAAAGTTATAGTTTGTTTTTATAGTGCCGTTATATTCATGCACCATATCTTCTAATTCTTCCAAAGAGTCAGTTAAATCAGAACCGCTAGGGTCAACAGTAATCCCGCTGATTCTAAGTTTTCTTAATGCAGAATTGACGTGTTCACCTTTAGTTTTCATTTATTCTTTCTCTTTGACTGGCTTTGCTTTTGGTTTCTTAATTGGTATTTCTTTTGTTGCTGAATAACCTTGAGTAAGCAAAAGTGATACTTCGGTGGCATCAACTAAAACTTCCTCGATTATATCATTTTCAATTTTGTATAGAATTGCAGACATGGATAACTCCAAAGGTAAAAGGAGGCCGAAGCCTCCTCATGTTTAGTAACGTACTGCTACACCGTTGCGCTGTGGGTCTTTGTTGGTTAGACCGTACCAGGTAAATGTACGATAACGCAGTGTTAAGCCTGATAATTCAGAGTCATACACCATGTACATTTTCAAGCCGTTGGCTAAGGTTTCAGAGATAACTTTCATACCTGAAAACTCTTTCATTAGCTCCATTGGTACATCACCACCTAAAATCTCGACTGAGTCTTTATCAAAGAAGATGTTAGATTTAGCACTTGCATCAGTGTTCAAGCGAGTCATAGCAACACCGCTTGCAATAACGTTTAGCACGTTTGCATAAGCTTTCTGCGTAGCGGTCAATGCACCATCGTTTTTAGCGATAGGCTTAGGCCAGATTTCTACACTTGTCGCGTTAGGCTTGCTTACGATAGTGAAAGTCATTAACTGACCTGTATCGTTTTTGCTTGATACGCCTACTGAGTTAACGCCAGCGAATGTAACCTTATCACCTACGGCAAATGAGCCAGATGCGGTAACAGGGATTACAGCAGAGCGATAATCAACGTTAGTCACTGTGCCAGTAGCTACGTTAACTGAACCACCTACAGGAGCGAATGAAGTAGCCGCTGTGGTAGTAGTAGATAATGCGCCACCAGTAATAACTGGCAAGAATGATGCAGTATAAACATCAAAGCCAGCAGTGTTTTGCGTAATCTGACCAGCATTCCACGCATCAGCAGGGCGACCTTGTACAGTTTGACGTGCAGCTAAGTCTTGTGCGTATACGTTTGCATCGCGGTCATTCATAAAGAAGCAACGGCCAGTATCCATACGCTCGCGCTCATTCATAATAGTCTGAGCTTGTGAGATGAATGTAAAGCCAGATGCACTATTATTACGGTAGTACAGTGAGCCAGTGTTTTTAATTAAGTTAGCTAAGCCAGTGTTTAACTCAGTAGCTTGTTGCTTACCAGATGCTTCACCACGTCGTTTCCACTGCGTAATGTCGCGCAAGTCATCGATACGCTGTTTAACTAAGTCGTTTTTAGGAGTACCTAAGTACGCTGGGTAGGTTTCTTCGATAATCTCTTGCTCTTGGCCTGTTAAATCCCAGCCAGTTAAGATTGGTGCATGCTGCTGCACTGGACGCCATAACACGTTGCCACTGTTGCGCATATCACCACTAGATGGGTTAAATACCATTGTTTTGTCTACTAAAGACGTTTGCGCTTCATAAGTTTCAAGCTGTGCTTCAAACATTACTTCTGCGATTTTACCTGCTGATAAAGTACTCATAGTTAATTCCAGTTGCTAGTATCAACACCTGATGCCTTGGCTTTGCGTTTTATGCTAATTCTAGACGGATCGCCATCTAATTTCTTCCATTGCTGGTAGAGATTTTCTGCCTTACCGCCTGACTCGCCTTTAATCTGCGTAGCTGGCTTAGGTGCCGAAGATTTACGTTTATTCGGGCTATTGATAGTGGCATGTAACATACCCAAGTAAGCAACTGCGCTATACGGGCTAGTCTTTAGCTTAGCTATAAACTGGTCACGCTTTGCACTGTTAATACCTAGTTGGTACAGTAATTTTTCGCTACCATCGCCTAAATCGTTTAAAGTGACTATCAGGTCATCAGTAATCGATTCGCCATTGTTAGGAAAGGCTTTTTCTAAGCTCATCCGTAATGACTTATCTGCTGAGTGGTATTCATCCTCGGATACACTGCCAGATTCAACCAATTTTTCAGCCCTGATATAGTGAGCATTTAACGCTGATTCTTTAGCTTGTTTAAGCGCTTCTTCTTGGGCTTTCTTACTCTGCGATTGTTGTGTGTTAGCTACTCGGCTATCAATTTTGCTTTCGTAGTACGCATCAAGCGCATCGTTATACTTGTCCTCGTCGTAGTCGTATTGCTCAAGCTTTGGCCGCTGTTGTGCTTGCCTTGGTGCTTGACCGCTACCGCTTTCTAGCTTCTGTATCTTCGCCTTGAGTAATTCTAATTCCTCGTCACGCTCATTGATTTTCGCTCTTAGTTGTTTGCGAACCTTACCAATTGCTGAATTTGGTTTAAAACCACTCTGCTCATTTTCCGAAGCCTCTGCTTCTTCGGGTTGCTTCCAGGATTCTGAATCCGCATCACTTACATCGTCATCATGTTCGATTTCAGTTCCAACTTCATCCGCTTTTAGTTCTGGTTTTTCTTCCACATATTCATCAAGCTTAACTTCTTGTTTGGGCTTGGCTTCAACCGGTGTCTGACCATCTTCTAAAGCGTTTTTCTCTTTTAGCTGTTTCAGAGATAATGTATCTGTCACTTATTTTATCCTCGTAGTGCAACGATTAACTATGCTTATTCACCAGCATATCGGGTGTATTACAATAATATCACTGGTCGTACCAGATAGGCAAATTTATCTGATAATATGCTTGACAGGGTCAATTAATAGGATAGGTGATTAATGAAAATACTACACGATTTCAAATGCCCTAAATGTGGCGTATTTGAAAAGCTGGTTGATTCGAGTCAATCTAGTGTGACATGCAAGTGTGGCATCACTGCTAATAAAGTTGTTAGTGCTGCTAGATATTTAGGTAATACAGTTGGCAAGTGTCCGACTATTAAGTGAGGGTTTATGTTTAAAACTATAGGTAAATTCGATTTGGAAGTATGGGAAGGTGGGCACCCAGTACACATAACAATAGAAGATGAGCGAGGAAACCGTATTATGTTTAGCCACAAGGATTTGTCAGACCTTGGGAACGCAGTAAAAGAAGCAAAAAAAGCTGCATTTTCTTCTCTTGATGAGGTTTATAGGCATGAGGTTTAAATTATGATAATCGAACTACTATTCGTTGCATCTATCGGCTTTCTCATTAACGGTCCAACTGGTGCAGCTTGGGCTATTGTGGGGTATTTTGTGTTTATATTGTTGGCTGCTTGTTTTGCAGTAGGGTGATTTATGGCTAATTTAGATATGATTAAAGATGCAAAAATAAAAACAGATGATTACTATGTAAATGATGGTTTAATATTTATCACCCCCGCTGTATATGATTTATTTATGTATGCTATGCCTAGTATTAGTCCTATGTTATGTAGAAAAGCAGCTCTAATGGTTGATAATTCAAATGAATAACCCGACTGAATATAAACTTTTGAAAGTGTTTGGAGTTGACAAGGTAACTGGGAATAGTGAATCAATGTCGCCATGTATATTTGTAGCTGGAAGGTTTGGTGATGGGTTTTACTCCAAGCAAACAGGTATTGAAATAGAATCCCAGCTAGATGTTACTAACTGGGAATATTTGGATTAGTTCTTTCCGCTATATGACATGGTAACTGAACCATTTTTGCCAGCTTGTATCAACTCCCCTACACTCATTCCTTGATATTCCTCTGCTAATGGCCTAAACCCTTTTTTATAAGCCATAGCTATCGATTCTTTTGATGAAAATGCACCTGATAATTCACTTCCATATTTTGCTATTGCCTCATCCATTAACTTGCTGCCGTATCCTTTCCCCCTATCAGCCTCACCAGTTAGGAACTCAACAATACTATACTTAGTTGGCGACCATTTAGATTCTGCAATGTCTATGTGTGCATTTCCTGTTGTGAGTCTTTCACTATTTGGGAATGTAGACTTAAAAGGCGATTCGATAGATTTAATCCCTCCATCACTCATAGCCTTACCGCTACCCTTGGCAGGTCTTACCATATCAACATCAGTTATAGCTAATGATATATCTCCTTGCGGCTCTTGTATTTTAACCCCTTTGAATGGCAGTCCAGACTCCTCAAAAAACTGCTTAAAATCTTCTGCATCTGTCCAATCTGGATATCCTTTGTCCGACAGCGGGCCACCTCCTCCCCATTTCCTATAAAACTTATCGTTGAATATTTTCCTATGCTCAGGTTTATTTGTGTCGAAAATTAAATCATCAGGAACATCATGCTCAACCTCAAAAACCCTCCCTTTCTGCCCTAGGTCTTGCCTTGAATAAATATACGCAAGCTTTTCATTATCAGTTATAAAAGTTGTGTCTGTATTAAAATCGTCAAATTGTTTATTTGTTCCATGATACCATTTAGTGCCTTTCTTTAATGCATCACCAGCAATAGGTATAGCACCTAACCCAGCCAACAACATACCTGACTTATCACCTTGAGCAGCAGCCCTACCAAATTCATCACCAGCAGCAGCATCACCAGTAAAAGGTAATGCTTCGCCAATGCTTGATAAGTTGCCGCCTATTCTTTGTGCGCCATATCTATCAGATATAATGTTATTGTCGTAGAGTAAATCAGATAAGCCTTGTCCAGCACGTTCAGCTAAGCCGGGCTTAACCTCTTGCGCTACTGGCTCTAGCGGCCTTAGTGCATCGCTAGGTGAACCAAACTTCTTGCGTAGGAAAGCCTTGATGCTATCTATAGGCATATCATCAGGGAATTTAGCTTGCTGGCCTGTGCCTTTTATCTCTACTACTGGCATTATGCGAAATCACCTATCAAGGGGTCAAATACTAGCATGTTGCTTTTAACCTCACCGTCCAGCTGTCTGCCATAAGTTTGCTCAAGCTCTGCTAACCTAAGTGCAAAGTCATTCATAACTTTCTGCTCATCCAAGCTTAGTTTACGCTCACCTTGCTGTACCTTGGCAATATTGACCGCTGTCTCTGAGTCTCTCTTTTTATTCTCACCGCTGTACTTCTCTTGTAAGTCAGCCATTTTCAGTTGTAACTCAAGTTTTTTATTCTCTTGAGCCATAATATCAGCTTGACCTTTAATCTGCTCAGCTTGAGCAAGTACCATATTAGCATCAGGCTCTTTAGGTGCTTCTTGTGCTTGTTTAAGTGCTGCCATTTCTTCCTCAGTTTCAGGCTTTCTAACGCCAGACAATACAAGTTGTAGGTTGGCAAAGTCGCGTATATCTTCAAAGCCAGCGCCCGGAGTCAAGGTTAGGAATTTGTTTAATAACATAGTGTGAGTTGGTGAGCCTGGAGGTTGACTCATAATTAATTCTTTCAACTGCTCCATCTGTTGTTCGCGTACTGATTCAAATGCAGGGCCAATCGTCGCATGAACATTGAAGCGCATCTTAGTTGTATCGTTCTCTGTGTAAGCAGTATCTTTAACATAGTCAAACTTTTGTTTGTTGATGGTTTCTTTCTTACGTGAACCATCATAGTTAACTAATGTTATTTCCTGCTCCTCATCCATTATTGCGCTAAACATTGACGCGAATATCTCACCATCTCTACGCATTGCGTACTTGTGATTATCTTGGTAGGTGTATGACTGCATGTCTAAACGTTTCTGAATAGAATTTATAGCCTTACCAGACAAATCAGTGTCAGCTATGTCGGGCATTAGACCAACACTAGCTACATCATCCACAGCAGCCCGTGACTCTGAGATTGATGCCATTAATGCTGGTGGTACTTCTGGTGCTTTAATATATCCTAACGGCCCCATGGGTAATGGATTGCCTTGACTATCAAGTGTACGCATCTTAACGTAGGGCAGGTTATTTTCTGCACCTGACATTTCGTACATGTCTTCATAACCAGCAATTTGCTCATCACCGAATATAGGCTTTTCTCTTGGGCTTCTTGCAACAATAGTAGCTAAGTATGATAACTGGAAGTTGCGCAGTCTTTGTGGGTCTTTAGCTAGCCTTACAACACCTTCATACCATTCCACACCATCAACAAAAGCTCTTTCGCCGTATTGAGGAACTACAGGGATATGTTCACCGGCTATTTCAGCAGTTTCTAATATCTTCTCACCACTCACCAAGTAGCGAGTGATGCGCCATTCTTTCTTCTTCTTTTCTTCGACAAAATCAAAGCCACCGTCAACAAGTGAGTCTTCTTGCTCGTCTAAATCATCAGACTCTACTTCTCGACGTGTACCGAAGGCATCCTCATAGACGTAATATTTACACGTTTTAATCTCACGATGGTAAAACTTACCCACATAAATTTGTTTGCTGCCTGTTACCCACTGGAAAGATAAGTCAGTGTAAGGCATGGCAAAGTTTGAGCCATCATCCTCAATACCTAAGTCATCCTTTAACGCCTCGTAAGCGTCTTCACTGAATGATTCTAGTATCGTGACTCTAGTTGC